CCGCAAATGCAAGTGGTATTGTCACTTTTAACAAGGCAATCACAGAGCAATCGGTGGCTCTTACATCAGGCGCAGCAGTCACGTTAGATATAAGTTTGGGTAGCGTTTTTACAATCACTTTGGCCCATAACATAACTAGTTTTACATGGAGTAATCCAGCTACGTCAGGTGATGTATCTGCTTTTGTTTTGAAAGTGACACAAGATGGCACAGGTAACAGAACGATAGCTTTCCCAGCCGCAGTAGATTTTGCAGGAGGTACAGCCCCTGAATTGTCAACTGGAGCGAATGACGTAGATGTATTCGTATTTTTTACTGTTGACCAAGGGACAACGTATTACGGTTTCACCGCTGGTCTGGATATGAGCTAATGGCTTTCCTCGCTGAAAAACTTATCTCTGCATCTGGCGCAACAGAAGAAACAGATGATGATTTCAATCTAGTCACAGGGCTATACCATTTTGATGGATCTAATGGAGCGCAGAACAATACGTTTTTAGACTCATCATCAAATAGTTTTAGTGTCACTCGAAGAGGAGATGCAACTCAAGGAACCTTCAGTCCTTTTAGTAGTGATGAAGGCAAGTGGTCAATTTTCTTTGATGGGACTGATGATTATTTAAGACTTCCATCAAGCAGTGATTTTGATTTTTCTGGTAGCTTTACAATAGAGGCGTGGGTTTACCTTCAGGATTTGTCAACTTCTAGAACTATTTTAGGTACTTGTGCCAACATTTCGAACAGAGGCGGTATTTACTTTGGCACAAGCGGTAATAACCTTATATTTTTTGAATACATCACAAACACAACTTTAATCACCTCTTCGTCTTCAATTACTAAACATCAATGGAATCATGTAGCGGCTGTTCGTAATGGGACATCCATAACTCTATATATCAACGGAACGAGTGTTGGAAGTGCTACAGACTCACGAAGTTATTCAGGTGATTCTGCAAATGGTGGTGTCGGAGGATTTTATTCTAATCCGGGGGTATATTATCTTGACGGATTTATGTCAAACATGAGAGTGGTTAATGGGACGGCAGTCTATACATCAAACTTTACACCCCCCACAGCACCCTTGACGGCAGTAACTAACACTAAATTATTAATCGGTTGCAGTAACAGATTTAGAGACAAATCTACGTCTGCACATACTATAACTACTGGTAGTACGCCAGAAATAAAACCCTTCTCACCCTTTGCGCCTAGTGCGGCTTACGATTCAGCAGTTAATGGTGGATCAATGTTTAGCGATGGGACAGGGGATGGGGCTGGTATTGCAGCAAATACGGCACTTGATGTTTTAGATAATGGAACATTTACGATAGATTTTTGGTTTTATCGTACTAACTCGCTTGGCACTTATTCAGATTATGTAGGAATTTTTAATGGTGTAAGTTCTGGTCTTTTAATCTATCAATATGGAACTCAGTTTCAAGTTTATATTAATGGCTCTACAATTTTTAATGTTACGCATCCTAATTTAAATGAGTGGATTCATGTAGCTTTGACAAGAGATGGGACAACACTAAGGCTTTTCTTAAACGGTGTCGCATCTGGAACTTCTACTGCTAGTTTAGGGACTTCTAATCAACCTTTAAGCATTGCGGCAGATGGCACAGGTAGAGTTGGCATGGGAGGATTTATGTCGGATGTACGTGTGGTGAAGGGGACGGCAGTGTACACCTCTGCTTTTACTCCTCCAACTGCACCTTCCACAGCCATAACAAATACTGAAGCACTTTTAAGTTTTACTAATGCCGCTGCGTTTGACCAGACAGGAAAAACAAATGCAGAAACACTTGGTAACGCTCAAACAAGCACGGCAACTACAGCAAAGTTTGGCACAGCAAGTTTGAAGCTTGATGGAACAAGTGATTCTTTGAAATTAATTAATGTTATTCCTATAAACACCAGTCAATTCACCTTAGAATTCTTTTTTAGGAGCAATACTACTTCGTTAGATACTTACTATCGTAGAATGTACAAAATGGCTACGGTTACTTCACAAAATAACGCATGGTGTGAAATTTGTATAAACACGTCTACTGGAAGCTATGGGAGCGGTAATAATATTTTTATGTATACTCCGGGCAATACAATTATAGGAACAGCAACTCCATTCGATAATAATTGGCATCATTTTGCTTTGACTAGGGACACTTCCAATAATTTAAAAATGTTTGTTGATGGCACTCAAGATGGATCAACAGTGACAGGATTCACTAACGATTTAACTCAAACAGAACACTTGGTAGGTGCAAACGATACAACAGGAAATGGAGATTTTTTAGGTTATATTGATGAGTTAAGACTGACGATGAAAGCCCGATATACCAGCAACTTCACCGCACCAACTAAAGCGTTTCCAAACTTATAGGTAACAATATGCAGATAGCCATCATCAAAGATAACAAAGTAGAGAGCATGGGAGAACACAGAGAGTTGTTCAAGAATGTTGCTTTTCCTAAGTCTGGCCCACCTGCTGATTGGATGACTGAAAATTCTGTTATGCCTGTGACGATGAGCCGTTCTTACGATAGGATGACGCAAAAAAGCACTAGCGTAGATCCATATATAGAATCTGGCGTGGTGTACTTACATAAAATAGAAGACCTGACAGACAGTGAAAAAGCAGCCGTACAGAAAGAAGTGGCTGATCAGACAGCGGCTAGAAACAGAGAAGAGAGAAACAGAAGATTAGCAGAGACAGATTGGATGGCTTGTAGTGATGTCACTATGAGCAACGATTGGAAAACATATAGGCAAGCGTTGAGAGACATTACGACACACAGTAATTGGCCTAATTTAAAAGTGCCTGATATGGACGGATCGGGCGATAACGATTGGCCTGTTAAACCATCATAGGAACTAGATATGGCGAGTTTTGATAACAACTTACGATTAGAAGAAATAACCACAGGTGCTGCCTCTGGTACGTGGGGCACAAAGACTAACACTAACTTGTCTCTTATCGGCAAAGCTTTGGGGTATGCCACTGAAGCGTCTTTTGGTTCTGATGCAGACACGAACACCACCGTAGATAATGCGACAGATAGTTCAGCCAGAGCTATGTACTTTAAGGTGACTAGTGGTGTTAGTCTAACAGCAACCAGAACTCTAACAATATTACCACTCACGATATCTAGGGTTATGTTTATAGAGAACGCTACCTCTGGGTCTCAGTCAATCACCATCAAGCAAGGGTCTGGTGCTACCGTTACCATAGCCACAGGAAAGACCAAGGTAGTTTACTTAGACGGTGCAGGTAGTGGAGCCGCTGTCATTGATGCGTTAGCTCTATTGGAAAACTTCATAGCCACTGGCACAGCAGGTTCACTCACTCAATTAAATATTACTGCCCAAGGTGACCTTCGCTTGGAGGATTCGTCTGGTGGAGAGTACGCAGCGATACAAGCTGCTGGTACAACAACTACTTATACTATCACCCTACCTGCAGCGGTGGGTACAAGTGGGCAGGTACTTACTCTGTCAGACGGGGTTGGAGCGACATCTTGGAGTGATGCAGGTACAACTTCAACTATAGCCGACAATGCCGTAACTCTAGCTAAAATGGCTACTGGAACGCCCGGAAATCTAATTAGCTACGATGGGTCAAACAATCCTGTGGCAGTTGGAACAGGCACTGCAGGACAAGTTTTGACTTCTGCTGGGTCAGGAAATCCACCTGCTTTTGCAACACCAGCAACAACAACTGTGCCTTATAGCGATTGGGTTGTCAAAACAGCAAGTGATACTGGCATGACAGCAACTAGTAAAGACCAGTTAATTATTAATAGTGCTTCTGCCTTTACCCTTAACCTTCCATCAAGTCCAAGTAATGGCGATACAGTTGTATTGAGTAACGCAGGGGCTGGCACAGTGACTGTAGGACGGAATAGTTCTAATATTGATTCTTTGGCAGAAGACGGAACGCTTAATTCTGGAGCTTCTGTTCAGTTAGTATATGCTGGTTCAACGATTGGATGGCACTCATTATAGGAAACGATTATGCCTGTTTTAGGAACGCAAGTTATAAAATCAATACAACGTGGTAGTACCACTGGTTCGGGAAG